CACGGGCCATTGGGCAAAGATGGAATTGCTACCCACACGGGTCTGGATGGCAATCAAGTGGCACGGCGTTTAAAAGAACTTGAAACGCTGGGCTTGATTGAATTGACAGGCAAAACAGTCGCATCTAAATCTAAGCGCCAGGAAAGGGAATGGCGCTTTTGGGGGGTTATGTGATCGGATTATTGATAATCCTATGCCTGGGCGCTGCCGTTGTGGTGGCAGTCGCCTGGATATTTGTTCAGATACTGTTATGGATGGAGGAATAGTGCCCGTTCATCCTGGCGGCGTTTAACCAGCCCTGGCAAGACTTTGCCGCCTCCCTTGGTGTACTTTAAGAATTCATCCGCAGCACCCGCCTTGTCGCCTCTAAGAACCTTCTGGCGTAGCGTTGAACGCTGGGTTGTTCCCAAGCCGCAGTTAAAAGAAAAAGAAACAAGACTGTCAAACATCCCTTGGCTAAGATCGACAGGAAATAAAGTGTGGACCCCACGCTCAAACCTTGCAAGATCGTTTCTGAGAATGGCATTTACTTCTTCTGCTGAAAACGTGCGGTTATCTTCTGGGCGTAGCGGATAACCATCTCTTTGATCAACAGGCATCTTGCCTTGATCTGGGTAAAGTACATGACCAACTCCAATCGTCCAAAGTTTTGCAGGGCAACGGTAAGGCTTAAACCTCACCCCTTCATGGTGCTTGACCATCTCCACAGCTTCAGGGCTAATGTTCATTTTTTGAACGCTTGACCGCCAAACCAGAAACTGACAATACAAGCCCAAATGATTTGCGTTTCATCATCCCACAGATGGTTTAGCGCCACATCAAAAGCTACGTCTGTGTGCCAAGCATAGTAAAAACCAAAGATTTCAACAAACATAAACATCAAAAACATCCCGTAAGTAATGACCGAACGGGTTGCCGCCCTCATGTTAATCACCCAAATTGATGCACCTTGGCCCAGCGCCACATCATGGGCATACAGGGCTTGACGTTCTTGCATGGCGGTCTGGGCATTGGTGACCTCTGCGTTGATCTGTATCTGCTCAGTCTGGATATGCTCAATGCGTTCCTGTGCTTCTAGGCCAGCTTTTTTTAGGGTCAGTTCCCGTTCGGTTTGCATTGCCGCCAATGCCAGTTCATGCTTTTTGTCGGCGCGGTCTTGGATAAATTCAAGGATTTTGGGCAGACCGCCCATCAGGAAACTGACTAGGCTTGAAAACAAGGTAAGCATTATTTTTTCCCCATTTTTTCGCGTTCTTCAAGCAATTGCACTTTGACTTGCAACTGATGAATGTCGCGGTAGATTTCTTCTTTCATTATGTGGCGGCGCTCGGCAGATATTGGCGAATCTGTGGGCACACCTTCTTTTGTAATCAAAGCTGGCATTGCCCCTTCAATCTTGGTTAAACGTACAGAAAAATCCGATACTTGGCCTAGCAACCATGCAAGGGATGCAACGATGACGGGAATTACCGCTTTTAATACATCAGCCCAATTCATCAATTACCTTTACTGAACCAATGCGAGACATAGCCAATGGCACTTGATAGCGCAGACACCAGCGCCATGCCAGCCCAGAACCCGCCTCGACCTTGGTTGGCAAGGGCCACCAGTTGTTCTAGCTGGGCCTCCATCTTGGTCATCTTCTTGTCCATGTCATCAAATCGGCGCTCGTAATCCTCAACTTTTTGCCAGAGTACGCCATATTTAACAAGGTCAATGTCTGCCATCATTGCCCCAAATCTTGAATCTTGTTCTTGCCTGTTTGTTGTCCAAGCGCCTTGGCTTTTTCCATTTCCTTTTGGGCTTTAATGGCTTCTTTGCTTAAGGCTTTTGCCGCCATTTTTTCTGATGCTCTAACGCCAGCTTGACCGCCAACATAAGCACCAATAGCAGCGCCTGGGGCTTCGCCAATAGCGCCGCCAATGGCGGCCCCTGCGCCTGTGCCCAACTTGCCTAAATTGCCTTCAATCATGCCGATGCGCCTTGTTTGCAATCCAGCGCCCTCATAGCTATGAATGCCAGGAACAATTTGCCCAACAGTGTTTAACAAGTGAAATTTGCGAACTTCCTCGGGCGGGAACGTTTCTAAAATTTTTTGCCCAACCAATGAATTCATTGTTTTATTGGCTGAATTTTGATTCCAAACACCCATTTTGTCAGACCCAGCTTTTTGCACTTCACGGGCCAATGCACCGTCTATTTCAGCCACAGCAGCACGGGCAGATTCTTGCAATTCTTTGGGAATAGGCGGCATATTTTCTGGCGCATTACGAATACGACCACTTGCCAATTCGTTCAATGTGTCACGAATGTGCCGCCATTGATCTTTTGGCATATTGTTTAATTTTGAAGGTATTTTTTCTAATGGCGTTGCAGAAGTTACAACACCATTTTTATCAACTTCACCAAAGATTTTGTCTATGCCCCGTGACTTAAACAAATCTTTTTCTAGCTTGTGAATGTTGTCACCAAGTTTATAAAGGGCGGGGTCAGCAACAGCGGCAATGTCTCTGTCAATTGCAGAATTAATATCGCTGATTGTTCCCGATTTTTCTCTACTCCAAACTTGTGGGCTATTCATTCTTTTGCGAACATAATCGTATGCAGCAACAGACCCAGGTGGCGCATAAGTGCCGTCTTTTAATTTAAATCCAACTGTTTTGGCAAGTTCAATCAATTCTTTTGCCGCCTCAACAACATTACTTGTTCCAGCGGCTTTAGCGGTTGAAAGTTCAACAGGGTCTTTAAAAAAATTATCAATGTTTGATGTGTTGATTCTGTTGTCGCCAAATTTTTCACGGGCCGAATCGTAAATGGTTTTTTTGGCTTGGTTTAAATAACCCATCAAACTTGCACTAGACATATCGTCTGGTGCTTTGCCATGAAACACATCATTGATGCGTTGTCCACGCATTTCATCATTGATTAGCGTAGGTGATGCACCAGTAGCATTTACTCGTTCTTCGGCATACTTAGACAAAGCAATTTGCTCATTGGCTATTTGTTCTTTAAATAACTGGCCTTCTGGTGTATCTAGTTTTGCTTTTGTGTGTTCGTTACGCAACAAGTTTTCATTGCCTGTAACCACTCCTGGCCTTACGCCTACCCCTGGCATCACTTCTTGCACAGCTTGCGAACGCAATATCTGCTCGTTAACAGGCACATCTGTCGGGGTTTTAGAAAGTTTAATTTGTGGGAATTGCCCCCGCACAGTTTCCTCGCCAGTAATCTTGCCAGCAAAGGGATTGTTTGCGGCGGCGGCAGCGCCAGCACTTCCCGCTGGTGCTTGCTTGGCTTCAAACTGTGCCTGTGCTTGTTCTTTGGTTAGCTGTCCAGGCTTGACAATTTCCAATTCACCAGCAGCTTGGCGCAAAGGTTGTGTTACTTTGCCAACAACAGGCGCAACTTCTTTGATTGCTTGTGGCAATGCAATAGAACCAATGACCGCCATGTTTTTAATGTCTTGTTCGGGGATGCCTGTCTTTTCTGAAATCTGTTTGGCAGTCAACCCCATTTGTTCAGCCATTTTTTTAACTTGCTCAACAATAGGTTCAGTAATCCCGCCCAATGGCTTTTGGTAAGTTTCTTTACCTGTAAGGCCCAACGCCTTACCCAAAGGCTTGTCAATGCTTGCGGCAGCGGCTTGTCCTGTTTGTTCTGCTTGTTCTGGCGTTTGTGCTGTTCTTGCCAATGCTTGAACTGCCGCGCCATACGTTGCAGGGACAACCCCATAAAGGGTATCAATAGCGCCAGCCACACGCTCGGGCATTTCTTGTTTGGTTTCTAACGCACCTTTTAGGAATTTACCCACTAATTGGCGCATTTGACCAACAGGTTGCCGCCTTGGGACATATTCACCCATCGTGCCCTCTTGGGTGCTTGTGGTGCTTGCCGCAATTGGTTGGATTGTTACGGGCGCGGCTGGTGTTGGTGCGGCAGTAGTTTTACCCGACAAAAAAGCCTCTAACGGGTCACCAGTAGATGCGGCAGGGGCGGCTTGTGGCGTTTCTTTTGCGCCACCTAGAACCTTGGAAACATATTGGCTAGGGTCTTTAGTTACAAACCCGCCATATTGCGCCAAGGCTTTGTTCACATCGCCTTTGTTGCGGTCAACCAATTGACCAAGATACGTCTTAGCAGCTTCACGGGCTTGTTGTTCATTAAATGGGTTGAACTCAATTCCCTGTTTATGCAACATTTGCACAGTCTCAGGCATGAATTGGTACGGCCCCATTGCCTTGGTTTCTTTGTTGATTGCAAACCGATCTTTGCCGCTTTCAACACGGCGCAAGCTGTCCAGCAGTTGATCAGTTATGACTGACGCACCTTTGGCTGGTTGACTTGTTTGCCCACCCGACAAAAATTGCTCTAGTACATCAGCCATTATTTGCCTCCCACAACACCAGTTTCTGACAGTTGTTTAAGGTTACGATATTTTTCCAAGAACTCTTTGCGTTCTGCTGGCTTGGGGAAAAGGCGGTTTAGTTCTTTATCCAAAACGTTGGGGTCAGTAACATCTTTGACAATGTTCATGGCTTCAAAAATCTTGCTATCAGCGTTTTTATTCCAAACCTGCTGATATGCTTTCATGTTGTTGTCGCCAAATTTTTCAGCAAACTTCTGTGCGCCATTGGCTTGCATATCCAAATTGGTTTGATCGGCTTGCACCCTACGGGCAATCTTTACCAACACATCAGGCGGCACTTTAATCGTACCGTTAGCCACCGCCGCCATGTCTAGGCCAGCAACAGTACCGCCAACAGAACCCATCGCCTTGGAATTGGTAATAGCCATGTTCGCCAAGTCTTTAGCCAACATATCATATTCGCTACTGCCAATCGCCATGCGAATCTTTTGCTCAATCTGCCCAGGAATGCCGCCTTTTGCAAAGAACAATTCATTGCCAATTTTGTTGGCTTGTTGCATTACTTCTTCAACGTTGCGGCGACCTTGTGCCAAACCCATTTGAGCATTGACCAAGTTGTTGCGATATTCAGCGCCAGCGGCTTGATCTTTTTGCTCAGTCGGTTCTGCCATATAGGGTTGATCTGCCCTGCGTACTGGATAAGGCACACGCATACCTGGGGCAACTTCAACACCAGCGCCAACAACGCTTGGCCCACCAGTTGGAACGTTGGCTTGCAAACCGCCAGCAGTGCCAATGGTTGCGGTGGGCGGCGCAATACCAACTCCAGGCGTGGTGGTGACTGTCTTGCCTTCTGCCGTTGTCGCAATAGTTGGCGCAAATGTGGTTTGTTGTTGCGTTGGTGTCATGATGGCCTGACTTGCTTTGATCAGCGCATCAGTAACGCCTGGGCCTTTTTGCATTTGCGAAAACATAGGCACATAGGCTTTTTCCACCAAATTTTTCATTTCTGGGTCGTTGGGATTTGTGGCAAGAAAATTTTGCAATTCTCTATTTACAACTGCGGGGTCATCTACACCAAAACGACCAGCCGCCCCTAAAAACGATGAAATTAACGCCTTTTTATCTTGCGTTAAATTTTGCTTTGCTCTTAAACCCTCGGTCTGTGCCGTTCCCAAAGTTGTGATTTTTTGAACATAGTCAGAGCCAGTTAAAGGCGCGATCTTTGGAACTGCGGCGTTGATCTTGTCAATGTCAATTCGCCCATCAGTTTGGAAATTGTTAGGGTCTGCAAAAAATGTTTGTAGGTTGCGGCGCTCAATGTCTTGTTGCTCAGAAACGCCCAATTGAATTTGCCCCGTTCTGGCGGCTTGTTGTTGTTGTTGTAAAACCAGCGGATTGATCTGTTCGGCTTGCTGATAGGCTTGTGCCCCCCTTGCGATGCCAAGCATATCGGCAAGGGACGTTTGTTGTGGAGGCTTAACATTTAAGCCAATAGGTGGAACGTCAAAAGTTGCCATGTTTTATCCTACAAGATATTGGCTAAAACCTGCATCGTTATAGCCCGTGGGCAAGTTCATTGCGCCAGCAGTTGCCCCTTGTGGGCGCAATAAAGCCCCCAAAGTTGCGGCATTGCCAATTCCTTGATAACCCCCCGCCATAGCGTTTGCGGCCCCAATCTGACCAGCGCCAAGAGCAGATGCACCGCCAATGCCTAGTTGACCAATGTTGGATGCCGTGCTTTGTCCAAGGTTTGCGGTCTGGCCCGTGGCGGTTTGTCCGATACCAGCAATTCCTGCCAATCGGTTATATACGTTTCCAAGCCCAGTTTGCTGTTGATTAAACTTTTGCGCTTCTTGCCTCATGTAGTTATCAAGGGCGTTCTGATAGGCATTGCTTGCGTAATCTTCCGCAAATTTAATCCCGCCCCGTTCAACATTAGACCCACCGCCACCAACGTTTAAGGCTTGTCGGGTTGCACCTAAACCTTGACCCTTCATAAATTCATAATTTGGTGCAAGATTTGTCCGCAAATCGGCAGCAGTAAATGGCTTGTATCCCGCTGGAAGTTCTGTCAGTTGCGGCAACATTTGACCTATTCTGGTAAGCGCACCAGTTCCAGCAACGCGATACGGTTCTTGTTGCTTGTTCAGAATGTCAAACATTTCCCGCTGTTGACGGGCAGCTTCTTGAGTAGCCGCATACTGCTGACCAGCGGCAGATGTTGCAGCACCCGCTTGCTGTTGCGAACCCATGTACCCTAATAACGCTGCACCGCCTACGGCCCATGCTAATGGCATGATGTTTCCTTTCGAATCAAAACTTCATCAACTTTGGCAACATCGGTTTCATCTGTTGCATGAATGCAAAACCATTCACAATCTTCAATTGCCTCAATTGTGTGATGGACACCTGATTTTATTTCTAAACACGCTGGTGCGGTGTATTCTTTTTGGCCTTCATCTGTCCGCAAAATTACCCGCCCTTTGGCAAGAATGCTCAAATGACTGTAGTTGTGGGCATGAGTCCCAGCAATAAATCCCGCTGGAATACGCATCCGCTTGGCATATAGGCCATCAGAAAAATGATGTTCAACGCCTAAATCAGCTTCAAACTTGCCTTGGTGGGCGGCAAACAAATCAGCATTGTTCAAAACGTACCCCCTTTGACCCCGTTTAAGGCCGTGAAATCGGTAAATTTACCCGCCGCAGGGGTTGTGAGGCCAATGGTGGAATTGTTGATCGTCACATTGGCGATTGTTCCACCCGTGATGTTGGTGTTTGCCACATTCAAGGTGATGATGTTGGGATTCATCAACCATTGCAACCAAGGAACGCTGGGCCGTCCCGTAGTTTCGTCAAGAAACGCAGAATAGGGAATGTTGATGTTGCTGTTTGGAACTGCGGTTGCCATCAGTTATCCCCAGCAGACATTTTCAGTTCGGCAGAAACAATGACCGTTTTCACAGGGTCGCTAATCACCACCTCAAAAATCCTGTCGCGTGACCAGCCCAAGCGCCGCCACAAGGCACGATTGACGTAGTTTCCAATCTTGCCGATGCTGACCCAATGTTCGTTTGAAAAAGTAGAACCGCCATCGTTTGACCATCTCAGCATGGCCTGGGGGTCGTTGCCTTGGCCCACATTCAACCCAACCCCTGGCTGGAACTGAATCTGAAAAGAATCAAAATATTGACGTTGTAAGTCTTGGGTTAGGTGAATGGCTCGGCGCAGTCTGCGGATTGTGTTGCCGTTGTCTGTATATACAGCGTTATCCAAGCTGTAAATCTTGCCGTTTTCAAAGTCACCAACGATGTTTTTATTGGCAAAGAATGCCGCACAGTTTGACCGATGGCGCTTGTAAACCGCTAGATTTGAATCCCAAGATAACCACTTGTGCCAGCTTTTGGTTGACAGGTCATAAACCCAAGTAAGCCCATATTCCCCAACGCTGGGGAAGGTGACCACATACATTTCATGGCCTTCAATCTGGTATGTGTAGGCAATGGCATCAGAAACCACAGAATTTAGCAAAGACTGTTCAACAGCGTGGGTGCTGATTCTGACCCAGGTGTAACCTTCCATCTTTTCAATGGTTGCCGCACCCCTGTTGTCTTTTGCCACACAAGCAAACGTTTCACCCAATCGGGCCAGCGAATACTTGGCAACAATACCTGATTGACTTGAAGTCCCTGGCACTCGCTGAAATGGGAAACTGGTAATCCCTGCGATCACGTTGCCCACATCTGTCCAGACCTCGGTGGTCACTTCCCCAATCAGATACACCTGACGTTGATTCACAATTAGCGTCACCAACAAGTCAGATGACCCGTCAGCCGTGCCGTAAAGGGCTTGGGTGGATAGACTAGACCCCAGATCAGTACACGCCCAGTTCTGCGTTCCTGGCTCGTTGTAAATGTTGTAGTTGTCAACCACATCAACCACCGATGCACCCTGCCAAGGGCCGTCAGTGCTTGGCAACGTGGTGAATGTGTTGGTTG